TGCTAGGGACACTACACAAATCCCTAAACCAGTCCATACCCCGCAACAAACTATGTTTACAACACAGGGATTGCTGAAAGATGACGTTAGAGGAATAACAACTTCAAGTGCTAGACGAGAAACACCTAGTGCAGTATTTGGAATCTCAACACCCGGACCTATTGACAAAAATGGACCCAAGGGTAAAGTTGGAAAATTTGAACATGTAATTCCCGAAGCTTTTATCAGTCGACTGGGCGGCAGCAGTTTTGTCATGGACGATGGTGATGATAAATTTTTAAGAAAAACATCGCCCACTAAAGGACCGCCTGAATATGCTGCTGTAGAAGATGATGAAACAGATGGATTAAAAAACATACTGCACAACGAATTAATTAGGATTCGCACTAGAACTGGCCATCAAATCTTATTGCACAACAGCGAAGATTTAATTTACATTGGCAACGCCAAAGGCACAAGTTGGATAGAATTATCTAGCGATGGCAAAATTGATATCTACGCAGAAGACAGCATAAGTTTACACAGTAAACAAGATTTAAATTTTTATGCTGATAGAGATATTAACATTGAAGCAGGTAGAAATTTAAACATTAAAGTTGCCGAAGAAATGCATACTCATGTGTTAGCAGATCAAATTTTAATTGTCGATGCTAATCAAAAGATTCATGTTAAAGCCGCAGTAGACATCACCTACGACACCACATATACACATCATGTAAAAGGTGATGTTAACATATTGTATGATACAAATTATCTGCACCATGCGGTAGGAAATGTTGATGCAAAATATGATGGAAATTTTATTAATACTGTAGGAGGAAACTTTGATCTTAATGTTAGCGGACATATATTTCAAACTTCTGGAGAATCGAACGAAACAAATGCTGGCGGCAATATAGTAGAAACAGCTACAATGATACACATGAACGGTCCGGCAGCGAGTTCAGCTGGAACAGCCGGATCTGCTAGCACAGCAGAACTACCAAAAGAATTAAAAATTCACAGTTTACCAAACAACGAAGGTGAAGAATTTACCCAATCTATTATGCGTAGGATACCCACGCACGAACCGTGGCCCCATCATGAAAATTTAGATCCCGAGAAATTTAAGCCAGCAGAGACAGATAGAGATATTGCCGGCCGTTATAAAGATATTGATGAAAGTGTTACTGACAGTATGAATTTTACGCCTGACTACTGGAAAGAGTATACTACGTCTATAGATACGTTTACAAAGTTACCGCCTCAGAATCAAGAAGAGGAATAAAATATGACAATTAACAATCGATTATATCAGCGCACAACAGTCAAAGGACCGTCACAAAGTCAGCAACAACCCAACGTCAAAGTTTATAAAGGCTTCAGCACAGTCAGCGACGCAACTGAAAATTTTGGACTCTACGATCTTGCGTTGATCAAACAAGATATTATAAATCATTTCCACATACGCCAGGGCGAACGCTTAGAAAATCCCGAGTTTGGCACTATTATTTGGGACATGCTGTTTGAACCTTTTACAGTGGATGTAAGAAATGCTATTGTCAGCAATGTTGAACAAATTATCAATTTTGATCCTCGTGTAAAAGCAGATCAAGTGGTAGTAACACAATATGAATCAGGCATACAAATAGAATGTGAACTATTATATTTGACTTATAATATTGCAGAAAGATTGCAATTTAAGTTTGATCAAGACAACGGCCTAGTAAGTTAACTGCCCAGTTTATTTTTTCGATAAATATTAATTAATAAGGATAAAAGATGTCATCGACCGATCGTCAAAATCGATTACTAGTAGCAGAAGATTGGAAAAGAATTTATCAAAGTTTTCGTAATGCTGATTTCCAAAGTTACGACTTTGAAAATCTACGTAGGGTAATGATATCTTATATTAGAGAAAATTATCCTGAAGATTTTAACGATTACATTGAGTCAAGTGAATATCTAGCACTGGTAGATCTTATTGCATTTCTTGGACAAAGTATTGCTTTTCGTGTTGACTTAAATGCTCGTGAAAATTTCTTAGAACTAGCAGAACGTCGCGACAGTGTGCTGCGACTGGCAAGACTATTGAGTTATAATGCCAAACGTAATCAAGCTGCAAACGGATTTTTAAAATTTACCAGCGTTCAAACTACGGAAGCAATTATAGATTCTAATAATAGAAATTTATCGGGTGCCACAGTAACATGGAATGATGCAACCAATGCTAATTGGTACGAACAGTTTATCAAAGTAATAAATGCAACATTAGACCCAACTAGACAATTTGGAAAAGCCGATGTTAAAGACACAATTTTCGGAGTACCAACAGAACAATATAGATTCAAAGGCATAAGCTCAGCAATCCCAGTGTTTAGTTTTACAAAAACAGTTGATGGCAGAAATATGCCTTTTGAAATTACCAGCACAATAATTGACACTACTAATAAAATTATCAAAGAAGAAGCTCCAGCTCAGGGTGTAAAACCCGCCTTCATTTATAAAGACGATGGTCGCGGTCCAGGATCATCTAACAACGGGTTTTTTATGCATTTCCGTCAAGGACAAATGAATACAGGAACGTTTACATTAGATCAACCTGGGTCAAATGAGATAATTGACATTGATGCTTTAAATATCAATGACACTGATTTATGGTTATACAGGTTAGATAAAAATGGTCAAGAATCAGAATATTGGCAACCAGTGTCTAGTTTCAAAGGTAATAATTCTGTCTATAATAGTTTAGCAAAAAATATTAAAAACATCTACAGTGTCATTACTCGAGTAGGTGACAGAGTAAGTTTAAATTTTTCAGATGGCGTTTTTGGAACTCTCCCATTAGGGACATTTAGAGTTTATTATAGAAACAGCAACGGATTTTCATATTCAATCAATCCAAAAGATATAAGATCAATATCAATAGATATTTCTTATCTCAGTAATTCAGGGCAAGTAGAACTGTTAACCGTTAATATGAGTTTAACTTCGGCGGTAGTTAATGCATCTGCTACTGAAAATAATGAAAGTATAAAGTCTAATGCTCCTGCAAATTACTATACACAAAATAGAATGATTACAGGAGAAGATTACAATATTAGTCCGTTAACTGTAAATCAACAACTGTTGAAAATTAAGTCTGTGAATAGAAGCAGTAGTGGAATAAGTAGATATTTTGATTTATTAGATCCAACGGGGAAATATAGCAAAACAAATCTATTTGCCGACGACGGTGTAGTATATAAAGAATTATATAACAATTCTTTTAGATTTTCTTATGTTACTAAAACAGACATCGAATATATAATTTACAATCAAATATTTGAAATTATTGGAAATGATAATTTAAAAAATTATTTTTATTCTAATTATGAAATAGATACTTCAGTTACAGTCAATGCTGCATGGTTTTTAGTCACTACAGATACTAATCAAGTAACAGGTTATTTTGGAGATAGCAACGATGGCACATTGTTTAAGACTGGACAATTTACATCGACTGATTTAAAATTTATTGAGACAGGAGCTTTAGTAAAATTACAAGCCCCTATAAACAAATATTTTGACAAGTTAGCCAATAATAAAATAGAAAATATTCCATCTAGCGGGATTATTCCTCCTAACGGCACTAACATATTATGGTCTAAAATAGTTTCAGTAACCGGAGACGGCACCGCAAACAATACTGGAATATTATCTACGGGATTCGGACCGATTATTCTCAATGACATTATCCCAACTTCTGCAATTATTTCTAAAATTATTCCCAAATATAAAAAAATCATAGATCCAAGCACAATTACTACAATGATAGATCTAGTGTTTGACAACAAAGGATTTGGATTACGATATGATAAAATTACAAGAACTTGGAAAATTGTATTTGAAGCTAATCTTAATACAATTGATAGTTTTAATCTTGGTAAATCCGGAGACAAGTCTAACCAACAATTAGATTCAAGTTGGTTAATATTATTCACCCCCGAAGATGAGATTTTTTCAGTTACGTCAAGATTAATACGATATGTATTTGAAAGTGATCAACAAGTAAGATTCTACTATGACAGTAGTGATAAAATTTATGATACTAGATCAAACACAATTGTTAAAGATTCTATAAAAGTATTGAGTATTAACACGCAACCAAACTCTTCAGCACCATTTACATTTGATAAGAACTGGTCGGTGTTAAAAGAATATCACGGATTAGATGGATATATCGATACTAAAAAAATTGAAATTACTTTTCCCGATACTGACGAAGACAGTGTAGTAGATAATCCCGAAATTTTTAATGAAATAGTTGATCTTACTAATAATAATTTACAAAAAAAATATATTATCCAAGAAAAATATAATATAGGTGAACGCCAAGAAGATTATCGTTATGTATCTAACAAAGACGAAAAAGTTAAAATACTAGCTAACCAATCATTAGTCGGTAGTTTGTTTTCAATTGCTGAAGGACAACACTTTTATTTTGAAGATATTGACGTTGTTAAAAAATTAGATAAAGTTGCATCAACATTAATTCCTAGTTTAACCTATAAAGTATTTCTTGGCAGAGATGATATTAAATTTCAATATATTCACAATGCTGATTACGAGTCAAGAATAGATCCGGGTATTACAAATATCATTGATATTTTTGTATTAACTAGAGAATATGATACTCAATACCGACAATATATCAGTAGAGTAATAGAGGATGAACCGCAACCACCAAGTAGTGACAGTTTATATAATGATCTTAATCCGACTCTTAAGAAAATTAAAGCTATCAGTGACGAGATCATTTATCATCCTGTAAAATATAAAGTGTTGTTTGGCACATTAGCTACTATTGATCTACAAGCAACATTTAAAGTTGTCAAAAACCCAGATCAAGTTATCAGTGACAACGATGTTAGAACAAGAATATTAGTATCCATAGAACAATTTTTTGCTATAGAAAATTGGGATTTTGGAAACACGTTCTATTTTAGTGAATTATCTACATATGTATTGTCACAATTAGCACCATTTATTGTAAGTTTTGTAATAGTTCCTACAGCAGATAATTTATACTTTGGTAGTTTGTTTGAAATATCCTGCGAAAAAGATGAAATTTTTGTTAGTAGTGCCACAGTTGATGATATTGAAATTATTACTAGTATTACTAGTAGCAAAATTAAATCAAACGGTGCAATTACTATTACAGAAAAAATTGCAAACAAAAATCAAATATCAAGTTCAAGTTCAAGTAGTGGATCATCAGGCAGTGGTGGAGGATCTTATTAATGAGCTATAACAACGATCAAAACGAATATCCTGCCCCGTTGGATCCCGCGTCAAGAAAAGTTTCTAATTTACTACCACGATTTTATAGAACTGACAGTAATAAAAAATTCGTCCATGCAACTCTGGATCAATTAATCCAACCAGGAACAGTAAAAAAAGTCAATGGTTATATTGGTAGACAAGACAGCAAAGCTACTACAACTAATGATATATTTGTAACAGCTACAACATCAGATCGGCAAACTTACCAATTAGAGCCCAGCGCCATCATCAAAGATGACAACAACTCTGTAATATTTAATAAAGATTATCTTGATCATATTAACCATATAGGTGTGCTCGGTGGTATCACAACAGATCATCGCAGGATTAATAAAGAAGAATTTTACAGCTGGAATCCGCAACTCGATTGGGACAAATTTGTTAATTTCCAACAATATTATTGGTTACCATACGGTCCAGAAGTTATTAATATATACGGTCAACAATTAGACATACAAAGTGAATTTACAGTTACTTTGGTTGATGAAGGAGATAATTTTGCATATTTGTTTAACCCTGATGGATTAACCAGAAACCCAATTATTAAATTATATAGAGGACAAACATATAAATTTAATGTATCAACGCCTAATCAACCCTTTAGTATTAAAATTGCTCGCACCGGTGGAACTCTCGATAGGTATAATACCGGTATCAGCGTAGATGACAGCACCGGAGCTACTGACAGCGGTATTATAACATTCGAAGTGCCGTTAAACGCTCCTAATATTTTATTTTATGTCAGCGAAAACGATGTCAATATTGGCGGAGTTTTACAAATACAAAGTATTGAAGAAAATACCAGTATTGATGTATTAGAAGAAGTGCTAGGTAAAAAAACGTATACCATGGGGAATGGGTATGCATTAAGCAACGGTATGAAATTAAAATTTGTTGGCAATGTTATTCCAGCATCATACCTAAATAATTTTTGGTATGTAGAAGGTGTAGGTGATAAAATTAAATTAGTATCATCTGCAGATTTAGAAATTACCAGCCCATACACTCAACAACCGTCTATACTGTTTGACGATACAGCTTTTGATACTCTTCCGTTTGACGACGCTAGTTCCTACGCCGGAACTAAAGATTATATAACAGTAAATAGATCAAGTCCTGATCGTAATCCGTGGAGTAGATACAATCGATGGTTTCATAAAGACATCATCGACATCACTGCGACTATAAACGGAATAACCGTAGAATTAGATCAAATAGCTCGTGCAAAACGTCCCATTATAGAATTTAATGCAGGATTAAAACTTTATAATTTTGGAACACAAAATAAACAAAATGTAGATTTGATTGATACATTTACCACAGATGTGTTCAGCACTATCGAAGGCAGTATTGGCTATAATGTCGATGGTGTAGATCTTGCCAATGGCCACAGACTGCTAGTAACTGCCGATACCGACATTCGTGTAGTTGGTAGGATTTTTCAAGTAAAATTTATAGACGTTCAAGTAGGATCAGCAAGACAGAAACAAATAACATTAATTGAACCTACTGATTCACAACCAGTAACCGATGAAACAGTATTAATTAAATTAGGATCAAATCAAGGTAAAATGTATTGGTATAACGGCAATACATGGTTAAAAAGTCAAGAAAAAAACACTGTTAATCAAGATATATATTTTGATATTTTTAACAACAATGAACTTAGTATTGGCAATAATAATGAATACGAAGGCTCAACTTTTAAAGGAACTAAAGTTTTTTCTTATGCAAGGGGAACCGGCACTGTTGATCCAGAATTAGGGTTTCCGTTAACATATAGAAATATTAATAATATAGGAGATATTGTTTTTAATTTTGATTATGCTCAAGATTCCTTTTCCTACAAAATTGCAGCACAACTAATAACATTAAATGTAGCAGAATTTTATTTAAAAGTATTTGATCAACGTGCAACTTATACTAATGGATGGATTACAAATTATTATAACAATTATCAACGTGTGGTTCGAATTTACAAAGGATCGGATCAACGTAATAATTTCGCCCTTGACGTATACGACAATATTTTAGATCTTGCAGATTTAGAATTAAATGTTTATATAAATGGCCTGAGAGTGTCTAAAGAATTATATACTATAGAAGATACAGCAGTATATAAGAAAATAGTTTTAAACTCTAACATATCTTCAACTGATATATTCTCAATTAAATCATTATCATCGCAATTTAAAAATAATAATGGACATTATGAACTTCCTATAAGTTTACAAAATAATCCATTAAATGAAACTGTCAATGTATTTACGTTAGGTCAAGTGAGTGACCATGTAGACACCATAGTTAACAATATTGGGGGATTTGTTGGAACATTTCCCGGAAATAATAATCTTAGAGACCTGGGCACAATTTCTCAATTCGGCACAAGATTTATACAACATAGTGGACCATTAGTCAATAGTTTGTATCATCTAGGTAGTAAAACAGATAATGCGTTACGTGCTATAGAAACAGCCAGAGATGATTATGGTAAATTTAAAAGAAATTTCTTATCAGTTGCTGGCAATTTAGGAATTGATACTGATCCTAGAGAATTTGTTAATTTAGTTTTAATTAAATTAAATGAAGCATCTCCAAATACCAACAAGTATTATCTAAGTGATATGGTTCCTTACCGAGCAGGAACAACATATAATTTTGAAGTTCTCGATAATGAAATTACAACGTATCCGCTGTCTTTCGTGTTTAATCTTGAAGAGCTGTCTAATTCTGCAATTTTAATTTATTTAAACACAGTTCAATTGGTCTATGGCATTGATTATGAATTTAGTAATCAGGGTTTTGTTAATATATTAACACCACTAGCTGAAGGAGACTCTATAGACATTGTGGAATACACAACCACTGACGGTTCTTTCATTCCGTCTACACCCACTAAGTTAGGATTATGGCCTAAATTTGTTCCAAAAATATACGAAGATGATACTTACCTCGAACCCACAATAGTAATACAGGGGCACGACGGTAGTATTACTGTTGCATACAATGATTATAGAGATGATATTTTATTAGAACTTGAAAAAAGAATTTTTAATAACATCAAAATAAATTATGATCCAACCATAGTAGATATCTACGATATTATTCCCGGAGTAAATAGAACAAACGAATATTCCAAAGATGAATTTTTAACTATTCTTAGCGGAGATTTTTATAAATGGACCGGATTAGTAGACTCTAATTTAGTAGCTAATGAATTTTTTGATAGATTAAATCCATTTACATTTAACTACAATTCCAACACTCTAATAACTGGCGAACGTAGTCCAGGATATTGGCGAGGAATATATCGATATTTGTTGGATACTGATCGTCCTCACACACATCCTTGGGAATGCCTGGGATTTAGTATAGAACCAACTTGGTGGCAATCAACGTATGGCTCGTTTCCTTACACATCAAATAACCTAATAC